AAAAAAGCTCGAAACAACCTGGACCGGGCATTACCAGATTGTTTCGAGCCTGGAAGAGATTTTGCAGGCTATTGGGATTATCTAGCCAAGTGCAACAGATGATCCCGCAGCAAAATAATAGCCGCCGTCTGTTGTTTGGTTGCCCCCCTGGTGTTCTCAATCCGGTTTATTGCCTGCTGAGACATGCCAAGGGTAACCCCAAGCTCTGCCTGTGTAAGCCGCATTTCTTTGCGGATGGCCCTGTATTCTGCCCCGGTCATTTTGCCACCCTGGCGAATCTGGGGGTGGTCTCGCAAGACAATTTGCCGGTTGCGCGGTCCAGGCTCCGGTCAATCACGAAAAATACATCATGCAGGAAGTCTTTGTCACTGGCATTGAGTAGGCCGTCAAGGTCCAGCGGGCATCCGTTACAGTGACATGCCGTGATATACATTTGCATGGCGAGGCGGTCACGGTGGGCGCATTTGAGGGCGCGGTCTGCAATAAGGTAGATAAGGGCTTGCTCTTCGGGTGTAACATCGTATTTGACCATGGCTTAATCCTCCTCAAGAATAGCAAGTAGCATTTTGCTCTGAGCAGCCCGCGCAGCAGCCCGCGCAACAGCCCCCGCAGCAGCCCCCGCAGCAGCCCGCGCAGCAGCCCCCGCAGCATCCCACGCAGCAGCCCCCGCAGCAGCCCCCGCAGCAGCCCCCGCAGCAGCCCCCGCAGCAGCCCCCGCAGCATCCCGCAATTCTTCCTTTTGGGTTTCGAGGTATTCCCGCACTATTCCCGGCATATCCCAAAGGTCAGCGACCATTAGGGCATAAGCGCAAGCGAGTTTTCGTATTTCCGCGTCGTGCCCATCAACAGCGCGGAGACACCACAGGGTATCATCGAGGCCGTTGCTGTCGAGGATCGCGAGTAAGTCAAGCGGTTCATCGTCTGCCTTTGTTTTGCCGAGGGAGGTTAGCAGTTTTTCCCAACCATCTTTGCACGGCGAATGTTCACGTATCTTGTTAAGGGTGGTTTTCATGTTTTTTAATCCTCCTGATTGTTGTTGATTGTCACCACGGCGGCAAAAATAACCACCGCAGCGAAGAAAACAGCCGCAAAAACATAATACACGAAAAATTCGCACCACATGATTACCCCTCCTGATAATATGGAATACAAAGCACCTGTGCCTTGACACCGGACAGGCAGTAAGAAGCGGATTGAAACAGGCGACCATGAAACCAGACAACGTGCAGCGAGTGTGTTCTTGTGTTGATCTGTGTTGAGAATTTCATGGTTTACCCCTGCCCGGTATAGGCTCCGGGCTGGCCGTGGGGTTGTTGGTTAGCGCGTAGTTTTGATTGCAGCAACAAGGTTGTGGTAACTATCGGCGGAAGGTTTTGCGGCTTGAAGGACACCAAGCTCTTTTTTGATGGAACCAACTTCACCGTCCCTTGCCAATATGGATTCAAGGCGCTTGATTTCAACAGCGATAAATTCAGCGGAAGCAACCAATGCTGCGCGATGAGGGAATTGGTGTTGGATATTGAGGCCTGGGTTAAAATGGCTACCGAGCATTTCGCCGGTCGCAGCGTCTTTCAGAGTCATGCGTTTGGTGCCACAGGCGGTTACGATAACCGGGCGATGGGAGAAACTCCCTGTACGACGGCTCCATAGGCAAATATAGTGGCCGGTGGTTCCTTTTTGGTTCTTCATGGTCTTTCTCCCGGTTATGGTCAGCTATATGCTTCCCTTTGATTATATTCTTACATCTTATGGGTGTTAAGTCAAGAATAAAAATGCAGCCCATGAAAATATTTTTTAAAATATTATTTGCTAGTATGATTACACGGTGTTACAATGTTTTAAATGGAGCGATCATGGGTAGAGCGTGTAAGATATGCGGGAAGAATTTGTCGCGGTACAACACCGGGACAGCCTGCTATTGTCATTCGCACAACCCAGACGACCCGGAAAACCTAGACCCACCTACCGCGATATGCACCAGCCGGACGTGTTATGGTTTTGAACAAGCGTATCAAGACTATTATGGATTTGGTAGCAACAGGGGGAGATAATGAAAAAGCTCGCAACATGGGTAATGCTTTTTTTCACGGCGCTGTTCGGTAGTTGCTCCACAGCGGCGGCTGGTAACTGGCGGCAGGCCAACGAAACAATCGAGCGTAGCGGCTTTGATGATGTTGTCCACGCAGGGGTAGGCCTGGGCGTATCGTATCTGGTCCACAAGTACTCGGGGCTTACCGGACGGCAAGCAGATGTTGCGGCGATACTGGCGGCTATTTCGATTGGGACGGCCAAGGAGTTGACGGACAATAATTTTGACGCTGGCGACGTGGCCGGTTATGGGATCGGCGCTGGGATTGGATGTGTGCTGACCTGGGAGTTTTAATTGTGTCAGAGAATGCGGCAATGAAGTATCTCAACTATGAGCGGGCAAGAATACGACTGAGGACCACATAATGACCTGTATCGCGTGGGACGGGAAAACCCTGGCCGTAGACAAGATGTTTGTGCGCGGAGACACAATAGGCTCTGTGTTGAAAATATGGGCGTACAAGGACGTTACGTTTGCCTGCTATGGCGATCTGTCTTTGGGAATACAGATGCGCGACCACCTGTTGAGTCATGAAAAGCCGTGGCCCAAGCCAGATGCGGAATGCTTTGCCGGGCTGGTGGTGTTGGACGGTAACGGCATTCATTTTTATGAGAGCGGTTCCAGCCCGGTGCCGATATATCCAACCGACAATATTTGCGCCTGGGGAGTTGGCAGAGAGGCGGCTCTTGGTGCAATGGAAATGGGGGCTGATGCAGCTAGGGCGGTAGAGGTAGCCAGTAAATGGGTTGGAGGATGTGGGCGCGGTGTTGACTCGATAACGGTGAGGTGAGATATGAGCGCAAGTTTTACTCAAGATTTTGAGGTAAAAAAGTGATATATCTTATCCTCCTATATTTTGTGTATCTCTGGGTGTGTCCTGATAGAGACCATAACCGGCCCCGTGTCTGATCATGCCCGAATACAAACTTGCAAAAATATTATGGCAAGTGGCGAAAATGCTTGCATCTTTACTTGAAAAAGAGTACAATCTGGGCAAGTCAGGTAAATAAGCACCGTGCTTTAAGCCCTGTGCGATGATACGAGTTGTGCTTAATAGCCCCGCTCTGCTGCTGGAACAATCCAGTGGTAGGCCGGGGCTTTTTGTTTTGGGGGAAGAGGCGTGGCAAAGAAACAAGCAGAGAAACACCCACTGATGGTCGATGCCCACTCATGGGATCAATCCGCAGTTATGGACCATATTTGCGAACAGATTGCATGCTCGTCCAATGGGCTGTATACGATTTTGGGGGCAGGTTATAACGGACTGTCTCTCCCAGACTACACGACTATTGACAGGTGGCTGACGGCAAGCGAGGAGCTACGCCAGAGATACGCGCGGGCGAAAGAGGCCCAGGCTGATTATATGGCCGATGAAATGATGCAGATTGCCGACACCACCACCGATCCACAGAAAGCCAGGCTACAGCTCGACACTCGGAAGTGGCTTGCGGCAAAGCTTAAGCCGAAGAAGTATGGGGAAAAGCAGGAGGTTGAGCATAAGGGGAGCGTGACGCTAGTACTGAGCAATGACGACTCGCGCCTGTGAAATGTAGCGGTTTAAGAAAAATCTTAAATCAGATATATCAACGAAAAGTGGCAAGCTGTCACAGGGCAAACAAAACAAAAGTGGTTAGGCATTGAAGCTCACCCCGAAACAGACAGAGGCCAACGCGCTTCTCGCTGGTGACGCAACGCACATCATGCTGTTTGGTGGTAGCCGCAGCGGGAAAACGTTTTTGTTGGTCCGCGCGGTAGTTATGCGGGCGATGAAAGCCCCTAGGAGCCGTCACGCCATTGTGCGTTACCGTTTCAACGCTGTGAAAAATTCCATCGTACTGGATACGTTTCCCAAGGTAATGCGTTTGTGTTTCCCGGGCGTGCATTACGAGCTAAACAAGTCTGACTGGTTTGGGACGCTACCAAACGGTTCAGAAATTTGGTTTGCAGGGCTAGACGACAAAGAGCGTACTGAGAAAATCTTGGGGATGGAGTTTGTAACGATCTACCCCAACGAGTGCAGCCAGATACCATATAAATCAATCGAGACCGCAATCACCCGGTTGGCCCAAAGGGCGGAACAACAGGCGATTGGCGACTTGCCGGCCACACAACTAAAGCCGCGCGTGTATTATGACTGTAACCCTCCGAGCAAGGCCCATTGGTCGTACAGGCTTTTTCGGCAAAAACAAAACCCGGAAACGAAGGAGAAGCTGGTAAACCCCGACAACTATGTGTCGATGCAAATTAATCCATCCGACAACGTAGACAACCTGGCAGATGGATACCTAGACACACTCCGCGCTATGAGCGCAAGGGCGCGGAAACGGTTTTTGGACGGGGAGTTTGCCGATGCGAACCCCAACCAGCTATTCCCCGACGAGCACATAGACCGATGGCGAGTGACTGACGGGATATTGCCCGATATGGTCCGTATCATAGTGGCTGTTGATCCATCTGGGGCGGATGATGTAGATAATGCGGATAATGATGCCATCGGCATTGTTGTTGCTGGGCTAGGTGTGGATGGCAATGCCTATCTCCTTGAGGACTTGACGGTTAAAGCTGGGCCAGCGACATGGGGCAAAGTGGCGACGGACGCTTACGATAGGCACCAGGCTGACGCGATAGTTGGAGAGACCAATTTTGGCGGGGCCATGGTGCAACATGTTATTCGGACCTGCAGGCCCAGGACAAACTTTATAAAAGTGACTGCCAGCCGGGGCAAGGTACAAAGGGCGGAGCCATTTTCTGCTTTGTATGAGCAGGGCAAAGTCCGGCACGTTGGGTATCTGTCTGCACTTGAGGATGAGCTTGCTGGTTTTTCTACGGCGGGATATACCGGACCAGAAAGCCCCAACAGGGCGGATGCGGGGATATGGGGGCTGGCAGCCTTATTCCCAAGCATTACCGGCGAGCAGCGGAAGAAAAAGGAAGCTAGTGCTGTCAAGATGCCATATGTCGGCGCAACAAGCTGGATGGGTGCATGAAAGACCACAAAGACCTCTTGGACACCGCGCGGGAACGGCTCAAGATCGCAATGGGAGCTTATGCAGACTCCCGCGAGGATGAGCTGG